GCAGCCTCATCGTAGGTGGCGAAGCAAGGGCCAATTGGCGTAGGTTCCTCGCTGTCATATCGTTGTGACATTACTTGATATCTTGCTTTTCTCATCGTCGTGCTCCGTTCTAGTTAGTTGTAAGGTTATTCAGTGATGCCGCCTCAACGACATCTAGCATATCCCTATAGTTGATCGATCAATGCGTGTAGCTTGAGCTGCAGTTCACGGCTCAGCCTGTGATCAGGGCTGCTGGCGTCAAACTTGCGAGCCCATCGTATACGCTTAGCATCATATGCTTCAAGACCAGCTATCAACGCCTCAGCCGATGCACGGTCCAAGAACAATGCCTGGGCTGTGTCACGGTCAATGTCGAGAGTTCCTATCTGCGTGTCGGGCAAACAACGCGCCATCTCGGTCGCGTGTTGTCGCTCGCCCCACTGTCGGTAATGCTCCAGCTCTCGTGGGTCTGTGAATACGGTGATGCGCTTGTCTGCGCTCTCGGGAGCGTAACAGTCTTCGACTGCGATTACCCAGACTGCCGCATCTGCGCTGAATTGGTCAGAAGGGTGAGACTTAACATATGGCATCGCCTCGTTGATGCAATAGTCTGCAGCTTCTTCGTATGTCGCACAGGTAGGACCGATACGAACAGGAGTAGTATCGCTGTCGTCATTGTTGATCAGCCTTTCAGCCATTACACAGTATCTTGATTTTCTCATGTCGTTCTCCATTTAGTTTAAGTAAGGTTATTCAGTGAAGCCGCCTCCTCGACGGCTTCTAGCATATCCCTAAGGCGCTTCAGCGATCCCGTCGGCTACCATCTGCTCACCCAGCGCGATGGCCTCATCCTTGGTCTCACAAGGCCACACGGTGCAGTTGGTCTCCAGAGGCCAGACAATGGGCGTCCAGTATGCTGGGATGTTGGCGTTACAGTTAACGTTAAAGTGTGCCGGTTTGTATTCTGCGAAGATCATGTTCGTGTTCCCTTAGTAAATGTAGTTGATGTAGATGATAGTTGCCATTAGTGTCATGTAGACAGGCCAGTGAAGTATCGCTACTAGCCGCCTCATACCTTTCCGCCCTTAGCTGCTTCTGCATGTCTAGCAGCTCGCGCTTCGTCTGCGAGCCGGTAGCTCTCGAGTGTACGATCCTTAGCTGCATGTCTAGCAGCTCGCGCTTCGTCTGCGAGCCGGTAGCTTTCGAGTGTACGGTCCTCAGCTATCTGCCTGCGAGCCCGCTTGATGCTATCGATCAGGTTATCACCGTGCAGGTGTACGCCTGTCTCCTGCTGTGCGATCCTCAGGCTCTCGCCCCAGACTACTGTACCTTGGTCGTCGTCTTTACCACGGCACCTGTTGTAGGCGTTGTAAGCTACTGCCAAGCTACGTGCTGCTGCTTGCTGCTCTTCGTTCATTTTGGTATCTAGTATGCTCATCGTCGCGTTCTCCATTGGTTTAGTTAGTTGTAAGGTTATTCAGTGATGCCGCCTCAACGACATCTAGCATAATCCTACTTGGATTGATTGTATTCGAACACTGCCAATGCGGTCTTGGCATCGGCGACTGCTACCCTGGCGTTCCACAGCTCATCGGTGGATACGGACTCACCTTCTTCAATCGAGAGCTCTAGCAGAGCCAGACCCAGCTCAGTAGCAGCCACGGACACTTCCAGCTCGCGCTTCTTAGCCGCTGCCTTGACTTGAGCAGCTTCCACTGCTTCTTTAACTGATTGCCGAACAGCTCGAGCTCGTGCGATGCGTGCTTCCAGTATTTCCTTGTCGTGTAACTCTATACCTGTCTCGGTCTGGGCTATCCTCAGGGCCTCGCCCCAAACGATGACGCCCAGGTGATCAGCCGCTGGCTTGCCGTTGATGTCCTTGTCACCCATGATGGCTCTGTTGTAAGCGTTATACGCTACTGCTAGCTGTCGTGCCGCTGCTGCTTGGTCTTCGTTCATGTCTACGTTTACTATGCCCATATCGTTCTCCAAATGATGGTTTAAAATTAAATGTTTAGGTTCTTAACAACTACAGTACCACATCGACGCATCTCAGCTCTAACCTTGTGAGTTACCTTGATGCCAGTATCAACATCTATCTGCACTACGATTCCAAGGAACAGGCCCAGAGCCAGAGCCCCGTGCTGCGCGCCTTTTGTAGCCTTTTCAAGTAACTTGGTCATTTGCTTCCCCTGTGAATGCGAATCATTCTCGTTTAGGTTCAGGTTCTTCCTGATCGGTACTGATTGCCACTATACGTGGTTCTCAAGCAGATGCAAGAACTATCGTACTTTTCTTCCTTCCTTTATACGTATTTTAAGATGCCCTGCCCTGCCAGGCGGAAAACCGTCCACAAAGCAGCCTGGACAGGGCTGTACAGGCGCCGACAGACTACCAAGCAGGCAGGGACCAGGCAATGGCTTGACAGGCACGACCAGGCACGACAGGCACGACCAGGCACGACCAGGCAATGGAGGCATCATAATCTGTGTAGTCTGGCGCCTGCCGCACCGACACACCCTCTTCACTTCACAGCCAGGCAGCGCCGGCGACTACACAGACTTCACAATCTTAATTGTCTGGCGCCGGTTCCTAACACAGACTACATAGTCTTGTCACCCTAAGGTGCTTGTTAGCCAGGCCAAGCATGAATGTTATGGAGCGATGTAGTCTATATATTGCTTGACATCTACACAGGCTGTGTAGTCATTGGGGTGTAGGACTTTTCAGGCCGGGGGAGGCTTTTGCGCTTCCGGTTACTGTAACGGTTGGCGCTCAACTTTACTAGAAAGTCATTATAGAAAAGAGTAATAATAGATTATAAAGACTTTTCAAGTCTATAATGACAACATGCTCCCAAGTCTATGTAATTATTAGACTATTTAGCACTGCGGAGGTAGTTTCAGGATGAAATGGCCCGCCTAGAAAGGTGCAGTATGCTCTTTAGAGCTGCTTAATGCTCTTAATCTGCTCTTAAAGGCGAAAGAGCTTGACAAGATACGTAATCTGTGGTATACTCTACCCTCTTTTGGGTAACACAGACTATGTAGCCAGGGATGAATATGGATCAGTGCGGCAAGAAAGCAATTCTTATACCCATTTATTACTCATTTAGAGGCTCAGTGACGCTATTGAGCTATATAGACTATATTAAGCATATTGGTGGTGAGGTAATATGACCTGGCAACTGGGTCTGTCGCTCGCGTTGACAATCCCAGCAGTAGTAATTGGGTTTGGCGCTTGTGCGTTCTTCTTATTAAGGCGGATGAGAATTGCAAAACACCTAAGAAGCAAAGTAAAGAACCACAGTAGGTTCTGTCAATGCCGCTGGTGCAACTATATGCACGAAGACTAGGCGCTTGCTCTATTTTGTATCGCTGGTCTTCTTGGTTTGTATTCTGATAGGATTTGATATAATATTTTTGGTGCTGCTGACTCTTTGGATAGCTGATCTTGAGAACAGTAGGTTATTGGCAAAGGAGGCTCTGCGTGACAACAAAGAAACGCATCGGACGCCCCTCTAACAAAGAGTTGGCCTCTAACACCACAGGAAAGCGTAAGACGTTAGGCAGGCCTAAGGGTGTTGCCAATGCTCTGAAAGAATACCAGGCAATGATGGTGACTTCGCCTAAGAGCAGAAAGGTATTGCAGAAGATACTGGATGCAGCCCTGGATGATGATCACAAGTTTCAAGCAGCGGCCTGGAAGATAGTCTCTGACAGGATAATCCCAGTTGGATTGTTTGATAGCGGTGATGCCAAGAGGCCTAACGGAATTAGTATCACAATCAACACGGTCGATGCTAAAGAAGTTAGCTTTGGCGAGGAAGTAGACGCGGAATTCACGGAGATAGCTGATGTTTGAATATTTTGAACTGAAAGAGTTTGATTGTCAGATCACCGGCGAGAACGATATGGACCATGAGTTTATACGCCGCCTGGACCTCCTGAGAGACGCCTGTGGGTTTCCCTTTGCTATCTCTAGTGGCTTCCGAAGCGAGGAGCACCCAATAGAAGCTATAAAGGATGTACCAGGCACACACGCCCAGGGCATCGCTGCAGACATCGTAGTAAGAAACGGCGCACAGCGCTATAAGCTCGTGAATGAGGCGTTAAGGCTAGGCTTCAACGGTATAGGCGCTGCTAAGACATACGTACACGTAGACGCCAGGATGACCACACCAGTACTCTGGACCTACTAAAGCGTGAGCGACACTGAATTAAAAATCTCGCTGCTGCCGTGGCAGGAGAAGTGTTGGAGCTCGACGGAGCGCTTTCAAGTGATCGCAGCAGGAAGACGTTGCGGTAAGACAGAGTACGCTTGTTACAGGCTGCTAGTAGCTGCGTTGACATCTAAGCGCGGAGAAACCTGGTATGTGGGGAACACGCAAGGACAGGCGAGGGATAACCTCTGGAACAAATTATTAGAGATTGGCGCTCCAGTGATCGTCAGTTCTCACGTAAACAACTTACAGATAACCCTGATCAATGGTCAGCGCATAACTTTAAAAGGCAGTGACAGGCCTGACACGCTCCGTGGTAGCTTCCTTAACTTGGTAGTCCTGGACGAATACGGAACGATGAAGCCTGAGACCTGGGAGGAAATCCTACGACCCGCTCTAGCTGATCTACGCGCACCAGC